CGTTTCATATGTCACCTGAGCTGCGACCGCAAAGGTGACAGAACCAGAAACGGTAAGTGTCAATGTTCCTGCAATTGCAGTTATTTTTAGATAGACTTGATTATTTGCGCCGGTTCCGGTGATCGTTCCAGAAGAAGTTCCGGAAAGAGTTATTGAACCAGTTCCGTACATCGATATGATGTAATTTCCGGCGACTGTCGTAATGTTTTGCGTCGAAAGGGTCGCGCTGTTTAAAAGAAGATTGTTTGGAGCAAAAGTCATCGTCCCAGTGCTGTCGAACATTCTAGCATTGCCAGTGCGAGAAAGCGAAGCGCTTGATGTGCTAAAACTTGTCGTAAAATCTAATGTGACAGAAGGTTTAACCGCGAAACCGAGAAACGTCAGCTCGTTTCCCAGCGACATTCCCGACACAGGAGTGAGCTCCAGGCCGACGCTTGTGCCGTTCCCGTTAGAGAGCCCTGCCATTTATCGCGGCCCATTGCTGCTCTGCAAAAACGTGCTGACGACCGAGCCAGTTCCGCTGTTGAGCGTAATGCGAGCGAAAATTGGCTGAAAAAGGAAATTGCTCTGCTGTGTCGTTGTCGCAGCGACGACATTGGTGTCTGAAGAGCTGACCCAAGTCATTAGCGCAGGCGCAACAGAGTTGACTGCCTTGTTCGGGTCGTCCATCGAGGTCTGGACAGTGTAATTGACAGTGCCAGTGACAGTGCACTGAAATGCAATGTTGCTCGGAGCGAAATCGTTGAAACGCACCCAAGGGCTTGATGCGACGCCCGAAGTTCCGACAGTCAGAGCATTCGCTGCATTGCCAGAGATGGTTATCGATGTGACCGTTTTGTAATCAAGCACCGACTGGCCGGTCGTCGCATTCGGTCCAGTGATCGTTTCAGAAATCGGGCTGTTGGCCCAGTCTGTTCCTGTGATCGTAAAAGTGCGCGAACTCTCGTTGCCAGTCGTGGTGATGAGCACGCGTCGCGGCACATCGAGCGTCGCGATGCCGCCCGTCGCCAACGCACCATTGAGCGTCAACGCACCAACAGTCGGCGTTTGCGAAAGAGCGATATTGTTGGCTGCTGCAGAAGCAAGAGGGCCAACAGAAACGACAATAGGCGTCATAGCCTGCTTCCCTGCATCGCTAGATGGCGCTGGACATGTCCAGCGCCGACGAATCAATCGCGACCCATCGTCTGTCGCTCGAATTTCCGGCCCTTGGCCGGAGTGCCATGCTCAGCGTGCGAGAATGGGCTGGACTCAACCATTCCACCCGCCTTGCGCATTTTCTTGCCGGCGTGGTGTTTGGCCTTCTTGCCTTCGACCTTGCCGCCTTCCTTGCGCTCCTCAGCCTCAGAATCGATTTTCTTGGCGTTGGTGCGAGCCTCGGGCTTTTCCTTGAGGTCCTCTTCTTCCTCGTCCTTGCCGCGCATGGGCGATTCTGCCTTGCCACCGGCCTTGCGGTGCTTGGCGATGTGGTGCTCAATCTTCTGAGCGGTGTGATGGTGAGCTTTGTGACCCTTCATGATGCCTGCTCCTAGAAGTTGGCGTATTGCGTAACACCGAAGAGGCCGGTGATCGTCGAAATGTTGTAGGCCTGCGGCGACTGGTGAATGACGAGCTTGTTTGCGCCAGTCCCAGAGGTGAAAGCAGCATAGGTTCCGCGAACATCACCAGTGGTCGAAGTGGCGACCGTCCGATCGCTCGGAAGGTAGTTGGTCGCAGCGGTGATGCCTGTGACAGCAGTCAGAGAAGTCGCGTAGTTGACCGAGATGTCAGCGAAATTGTCGGATCGCAGTGGCAGGCCAAAAACATCCGTTGTGTCGACCGAATAGGCATGCGTTGTGTCAGCAGTGCCACCCGACAAAACAACTGACTTGATGTATTTGAAAGCCTTTTTGCCAGAAACCTGCGAGCCGGCAGTGAGGGTGATCGCCTCGACCATCGGATAGCCATAGATATCGTAGCCGGAAACCGTAGCGGTCGCGTAGGTGGCTCCGGAGGCTGCCGTCACTGCAACCGCGCGGCCGATGAGCGCCTGAGCATTCCAAAGATAAATGCTGGGCGTAGGGCCGAGCGGAATAGCGCAGGCGAAAGGATTCGGCAACGCCAGTGTGACGGTTCCGGAGTTGGCCGAAAGAGCGCTGTTGTTGGTCGAATACGTACCAGCGACACCCTGACCGCCAGTGCCACCAGTCAGCTGACCAGTGATAATGGTGCCAGCCAATGTGCCAGAAGTGACAGTTCCGCCCGTCAGAACGACCATGCCAGGAGTGATCGGCATGGCGCTGTTGGCAGTGACAGTCATCACACCATTCGCGAACGACGCAGTCGCCGACGTGTAAGCGTCGAGCGCCACGAGGCCAGCGCCGCCATTTGTATCGACAACGCCCGTATCAGAACGGGTGATGCTCGGAGTGATGTAAACGCCGGTCGTCGCCGAATTGGCGCTGACGAGAGCAAGCGTCGCCGAGGTCGGATTGGCCGAAGCAACAATCGCGCCAGCAGCCTTGGTATAAGGAACGATGCTGAGCGTGGTGATATCGTCCGTTCCGAGCCAGCCGAAATCGGGCTCAGCCTGAGCCTCGCCTGGCAGGTAAGTGTAAATCGGGCGAGGATCGAGCAAGCCGATCCCGCCCCAGAAAAGCGACGTCCCAAGATCCGGATTGTATTCGGCACTATATGGATTCTGGCCGAATACAACAAGCGGACCGGAAAAAGCAGTGATTGCCATTGTGCTTTCTCCTCAGGAGGTGGGGAACGAGCCGTAGATCGAGCGCCAGTTGTAATAACCGAAGCTGTAGCGCTCGTAGCCTTTGACCAGCAGGTTGTCAGTGACGAAATCGACCTGCATATCAGTTTCGAACTTGATGCGCTCCATGTAGGAGAGACCATCAATGTTCGTGAGCAAGAACCAAGCATACGCCGAAGTCAAGAAGTCATTCACCATGTAGCCTTCGGGCAGACCGCCCGCAGTCGTCATGATGGCATTGACGTCGTTGTCGGCGGTTCCGGGGCGCAGCTCCGTTTTGGTCAGGCGGATGGCGACCGGCTCAAGCTGCGGCGGAACGATGAGCTTGCGGCCACGAGCGAACACTTTCAGACCAGCTTGGTCCTTGAAGTTCGTGCGGATCGCAATCATCGAATTCAGCAATGTGGCTTCATTCAGATCGACCTGCGTGGTCGGCGTATTGGCGACAGTTCCGCCATCGATCGGATGCGCTGTCGAGCAGAGTGCCACACCGTCGCCCGCCACTGCGCCAGAATAAGTCGTCGCGGTGTTCAGGACATTGGCGCCGTAAATCTCCTTGGTCTGCTGAAAAGATTCAATCAGGCCGAGATTCGACGGGTGGAACTGGGTCTTGTAGAGATTGTCGTCGATGGCCTTGCGCGTGATGGCATAGCCGAGGCCGATCTCAGTGTGTTCCTGGTTATAGACATAGCGCTCACCCGCGCCGTTGTCGAAGGAGGTCTGACCGCCTTCCGTCTTCAGCTGCGCCAGACCCAAGAAGCGCATTTCCGCCGTGCGCTCAAGCGCCATCTTGGAGTCGTGCTTGGTGAAGATCTTGTCGTACTGAGATGGGATCATCTCGTACTTGCCTTCAATTCCCCGGAGACCAGGAAGGAGAAGGTCTTTGATGGCAGAAAGATTGACAGCCATTTACCTGCTCCTATCAGCTGATGCCAGTCGGGCCAGCACCATTGCTGCGACCCAACAGGTTGTTGAAGGCGACGATGACGTAGTTGTAGCCCCCAGCACTCAAGTCGGTGCCGTTTTGGCCGGGCGGTTCCGTCACCACATCAACGATTCGGAAAGGCAGCGTGACAGTCGTCGCCGGATTTTCGACATACATGCCGGAAATTCCGTTGGATGAATTGCCGGTACCGACATTCAGCTGAATGTACTGCCCGACAAGCGAAGCAGTGACCGTGGTTCCACCTGCCTGACAAAGGAATTGCGCATTCGGGTCATTGACGACATAAGCCGTCACATCATTGCCCGAGGCAACATCGCTGCCCGGCCAATAATTGGACCAGACAGTTCGCTTCTGCGCGACAGAGAGATATTTGCAGCCGACGAAGATGCCAGCGAGCGCGACAGTCGAGGCAGTCGCCTGAGCGATGTAGCCAGTGGCCGAGCCAGTGACCGGAACAACCGCATCGCCAAAATAGATCGGGGTCGAATTGTTGTAGGCGATCTTCATGACCACCTGTTCGTAGGTCGGCGCGGAGCCGGTGCCTCGAATCTGACGGAAACCGAATGGGCCTTTGGTGTTGTTGTTGGCCATAGCGGGATCTCCTTTTCAGGAGGTCTGTCGCTGGCACGCCGGGGCCGCTTCAGATCTGGGATTGGTTAATCCTTCGCACCGGGGAAGGATGGGAGATTATTCTTTGATTTGCAAAAAATGAAAAGGGGATGAAAAGAAAATTTTCATCCCCTTGTTGATTCACTCCTTGGGGATTGGCATGGCCTCGTAGGATTTCTTTACCTTGATCAAGGGAGAATCCTTGTTCGAGCGTTCAAACTGACCAGCCGGCGCAGCTGACAGCTGCTCCTCCTTGGCGCGGACCTGATTGCGAGCGCGCCGATTTTCAATGCTGCGAGCTTCTTCCGTCAATTCGAGGGGACGCTCCATGAGGACCATGCCCTTGCGGGTGATTTGGACGTCCTTGGAATTGACAGGCATCAGCTCCGGATGACGCGAGGCCGGCACAGGCTCCCAGCCCTTGCGCGCCAAGGCGACCTGATAAGCAGGATCTTCAGCACCCATTACGGTGCGAGTTTTCCATTCGTAACTCCAGCCGTCGGGAATGATCGCACTGTCGATGTAAAAATCGTCAGTGCCTTCATCCATGACGCCAATGTGGCCACGGACTTCCGCTGCGCGCCGGGCGGCGCGTTCCCGCGGATCCTCCGGATTCATCGGAGGACGGACATTCGGGCGCGTAGTCTTTTCAATGTTCATGACTCAGATCCTTTCAGTTGAGCTTGCCTTCTTTTTTCAAGGCGAGTTTGTTTGTGGCATATTCGACTTCGGTCATTCCCATCATTGAAGCGATTTCGCGTTCCTGCGCCGTCAGGCGCACGACGTTCGGTCGCTTGTCTGGAGCGCTGCCAGAGCGCGAAACTGGCGCTTCCGGCGGGGCATATCTGCGCTGAGTGACTTGAGCGGCAGCTTGCATCGGATCTTCATCATCAACTCTCTGCGGAGCCTTCCGAGAAATCTTCAGTGTGTTCTCGACTTCACTGAAATAATCGTCAGTGTCCGCAACCAAGCCATCTGCGATCGCCAAATTGTGAGCGGCGATCATTTTTGCGTTCAAGCGCGGATCTGTCGCATATTCAGGATGTGCCCTGACCCATGCTGCCGAACGCGGCGTCAACTGACTCGCCAACGCCTCGACTGGATCTGACACGCGCGGACGCTGAGGTACGTCCTTTGGGCGAGATTCCATGGCCGCCTTGCCGTTTTCGAGCTGAAGGAGCTTGGCCGAATTGTCGGCCATGGCATCCTGGATCTCGGCAGCCTTTTCATAATCGCCCACTGCCATGGCTGCGCTGTATTGGCTGCGCAGAATCTTCTTGTTCTGCGTAACTGTGGCGATGGCATTGTTGACGAGTTGAAGATTGGTGTCTTCAACTTCCGTTTTGGCAGCGTGGACCTGACTGGCTGCTTCACGCGCGCGCTGTTCAGCCTCCAACCGGGCGGAACGCTCGCTCTCCAGCTTGCGTTTCAGCTCGGCAATGCCTTCTTCAGCTGGAATTTCGCGCGGCGAGGCGATTTCCGGCTCTTTTTCGGCTGCGACAACTTGAATTTCAGGATTCTTGGCAGGATCCTTGGAAATATCAACGTCAATTTCTTCATTCGAGGAGTTATTTTGCTCTTTCGACATGTTACCAAATCCTATCTGGGTGATCGACACGTCCGCGCACGGAAATATCATCCAAAATTCTGCAGAGTTTGCCGTTGACCGTTATCTGCCAACCGTCAGACGGTCGGAAAATGATCCAGTCTCCCTCGTTGATTGTGACGCCCTTGAACCATTTTCCGTCATCTTCAAAGGCCGACGCGCCCTTTTTGAGCACGAGGCCGATTTTTGACTGGTGACGGTCTTCATCGGTCGTTTTGTCAGTCAGGATGATGCCCGACTTGGTCTTTTGTGGTCGGATATAAACAGCGACTAGCGCCTGATTGTTGAAAATTTCAACATTCGTCAGATCGCCGACTTCTTGACGCAGCATTTCGGCTGGGTCTTTTTCATGCATCATCAACATTGCTGGCATTTCAACTCTCCCCTATCGATTGGATTGA